CACTGATGGAAGATGCCGTTCCTGCTCCGCCCGCGCCAGCAACCGTGACAAGCGCATTTGCCCCTACTGCACTTGCGCCGCCGCCACCTCCTGCCGAATTAGAAGAACCTGTGCCGCCGTTATTACCTTGACCCGATGTGCCGGAACCAGCAGCGCCACTTATTGCGCCACCACCGCCTCCAGAGCCTCCAGAGCCTCCAGCAATACCGCCAGCACCGCCATCCCAACAACCACCGCCGCCACCGCCAACTGCGGCAGTCGCAACAATGCTCCAAGATGAATTTGCGCCAGCAGTTCCACGACCCGATGTTCCAGATGCAGCCGCCCCGCCTGCTCCACCCGCGCCAACAGTCACAACGTAGTTGGAGTTGGTATCAATCTGGGCTGTGCTTGTCAACAAGCCGCCTGCACCGCCGCCTGCGCCGTTGTTATAACCGCCACCGCCGCCACCACCAGCAACAATCAGATAAGTCGCTGTCAACGAAGACAAAGGCGACAGGGTTCCCGATGTGTTGAACGTGTGGATGGTGTTGCCACCAGAGGATGTGACGTTGCCGCCACCGAATTGCTGTGCGCCAACATAGGAAATGATTACGACACCGGAGCCGCCATTAGGTGAAGTGACTGTCTGTGCGCCGCCACCGCCACCACCTGTATTTGCAGTCCCGCCTGTTGTGGTTGAGCCATCATATGAGCCGTTGCCGCCGCCACCTGAACCACCAGTCGATGAACCACCACTTGCGCAACTACCGCCACCGCCGCCAGCGTAAGTGACCGATGAACCTGAAATGGACGAAGCTGTTCCAGCGCCACCGTTACCGCCATTAGAACCAGAGCCATTACCGCCTACTGCACTAGCACCGCCGCCACCGCCGCCTGCTGAGGCACTACCGGAGCCACCAGCATTACCTTGACCAGATGTGCCTGCTGCACCAGCGCCGCTACTATACGAACCGCCGCCACCAGAGCCACCACTGTTAGCCGCACCGCCAGCCGCACCGCCGCCACCACCTGTTGCGGTAACTGCATTGAAGACGGAATTGCCGCCATTGACATTTGAAGCCCCACCAGCGCCCACAGTCACTGTGTAGGACAAGGTTGGATTTAGGGTAGCCGTACCAGTCAACAAGCCGCCAGCACCGCCGCCACCAATATAGCCACCACCCCCGCCAGCAACTACAAGGTAGCTTGCAGAGACAGCAGACACACCTGAAGTCCACCCAAAGGCAGCAAGCGCGGCGGCTCCGATTTTTGATAGGCGTGGCATCAGCTATTCCTTATGCAAACTTGGTCTGCGAGGCCAGCACAACGTATGTGGCACTTCCCGTTTTTTGTATTACATACGAATAGCAGTCGGTCGAGCTTGCGTTGCCGCTTGTGGGCGCAGAGCCGCCCTGCCACTTCGGGGTCACCGATGTGCCGTCAATGGTCACCGCGCTGTTGTAGTAGGCCGTGGAGCCGTTGGTAACGAGGAACGTGGCAGACAGAGATTCGCCAGTAGCCATCACGGTGTTCAGGCTTGTGCCGCTGGAGCCACGGAAGTTGAGCGTCCAGTTGCCCGATGCGTTGCTGGTGTAGTACAGCACGGACTGCTTGGTGATGTCAAAGTTGATTGTGCCGGTCGCCGCAGTTGCGGAGATGGTATCCACTTCGGTGATGTTGGGTGTCTTGAACGCAGAAGCCGCCGATGTCCCTGCGGTCGTCAAGGTAGCGCCGTTGTAGGTTAGGTTTGCTGAATCCACCAGCAGTCCACCTGTAGACGAGTAGGTCACCCGGCCTGATGTAAGGCCAGAATCCGTCACCGACGTAAACGTAGCTGCACCAATGTTGGTGGACTTAACGAAGTCCGAACCGTTCCAAGCACAGACTGCCACTTCACCCTTGAGGATGGTCACCCCAGTTGTAGGCCCTGCACCGCGCAGCACAATGCTTTGGGTGCTGGAGCTTGCGTTGATGACGATGTAGACCTTGGATTGCGCCGGGGCTGTGATGTTGCGGGTTACCGTACCCCCTGCTGTCCACAGCAGAATTGCTTCGCGGGCAGTGTTGGCGGCTCCAGTGGTAGTCGTTAGGGTTACGTCAGCATCAGAACTGAGTGTGGTCGTGCCCGCTACAGCGGAGTCCAGCAACGAGGTGATGGCGTTGTTAACCGTGTCGCCCCATGTACCGGACAGTTCGCCCGTTACCGGTAAGGCAAGGCCCAAGAGGGAGGTGTATGCAGTAGTCATTGTTGATTTCCTTCAGCCTGAGCGGCTAATGCGGCTTCGTACGCAGCGAGTTCTTCGCCTTCCAGTTCAATTTCCTTGACCTCGCCGGTCTGGACGTTAACTTCAATTCGTGTGGGTGCGGTCATAGTGTTACTCGTACATAATGTTTATTACGCCAGCATCAAAAGTATTGGTTCCGCTTCGTGTCAAACGAACAGCCGTTAAAGTTCCTGAAAGCGCAATTGCAACATTTGACCAAGAACTAGCAACCGTGCTGTTATATCCAGTATAAGTAGCAATCCATGTATTAGTTGAAGGATTGACAAGAAGAATAACCATTACGCCAATTATCGCATTGGCAGCAGTTGCGTTTTGAATGTTAAATCCAACCCCAAGTTGAGATGCTGCAGAAGCAGGGGCTGTACTAAGACTTTGACTGCCCCCAGTATAACCAGATGTTACATATGTTGGGGTTGCTCCATACCCAAGTTGAATTACAGGATTATCAGTTCCACTCAAAGAAACGCCATTAAACATCACGGTAATTCTTTTCACATAGCTTGGCAGGCTTGTGTACTCTATAATAGTTTGATTTGTCAGCGTTACAGCAGTGCCTGATGCAATCGTCCCACCTTGAATTGTCTTGTTTGTCAGCGTCTGGGTAGCATTAAGCAATACCGCTTGGCTTGCTGGATACGTCACAAAGACATTTTTTGTACCAGCGGAGAAGTTGACCAAGCTACCAGAGTTGCTCGACTCCAGAACCGTATCCCTACTAAGGGTAGTCCCAGATGAAGTGTATGTGCCAAGACCTACCTCCCATTCGGATGTGCCTTGCCCTGCAATGGTGTAGTAGGTAGTGTTGGCATTACCAATAGCCGCAAACGATTGAAAACCTTGCACCGCGCCCAAAAGCGTCGCAGTCCCCGTACCAGTAACGGTAGAGGTTTCCTGTACACGGTCGTCAATGACTAGCGCCATCTACATTCCTAAGTAGCGTTATCTACCAGCACCCAGCCCGGTGTCTGGTTCGTTCCAATTGTACCCCAGCTAGGTGTTTGCCCGGTGGTAACTGCCGCCCAGCTTGATGCCTGCGCATTGGCTATTACTGTCCATGCCGCAGTCTGGGCGTCGTTGATATTCTGCCAGTTTGCTGTCTGGCTGTCATCTATTGGCTTCCAATATACCGCAATCACATCTCCGACTGCGCCACTTGCCGCTACGCCGGTCAATGCAATCGACCTATTCCCAAGTCCAACTGAACCAGCAATTGCAGCCGCAGCCGCGCCTGTCAGGTCAAAGCTGTAGGAAATCGTAACTGTGCCGGTATCCCCAACAGCCTCCACCCCAGTGAATGGGATAGATAAATACCCAACTTCGCCAACAGCCTCTACACCGGTCAAGGTCAGTTGTGTAGCCACGCCAAACGTGTTTACCGCGCCGCTTGCCACAACCCCAGTCAAGGCAATCTGGGTCTCTCCGCGAGAAACATCCCCCACCAGCCCGCTTGCAGCTACGCCAGTCAGGGCTACATTCAGCGCAACACTGACGGTTCCTACATCACCGGTGGCAACATCCCCAGTTTCCGCTGCTGAAGAGCTTGGTGTCAACGTCCCAGTCAGGCCCGAGCCTGCAACCCCGGTCAGCGCAATGCTGATAGAGGCAGCAACAGCCCCAATATCCCCGGCAGCCGCATCCCCTGTTACATCCTCGGCATTGGAGACAACCACAGAGCCAACTGCCCCGCTTGCCTCATTACCTGCCAGAGCAAGTTGAGTTTCACCCCGAGAAACTGTTCCCACAAAACCGCTTGCGGCTACACCTGTCAATGCCGCTGAATTAACAACGCTTACTGACCCTATATCGCCTGTGGCGGCATCGCCGGTAAGTGGGAAAGCTATGCCAAAAGCTACGCTGCCTACATCGCCAGCGGCTGAAACTCCAGTCAGCGCAACGCTTACCGACAGCCCAACGGTTCCTACGTTACCTGTGGCTACATCACCTGTTTCTGCATCAGAGTTGCTTGGGGCTAGGGAGCCGACATTACCGGACGCATCGTCAAGGAACGCCCCGCCCCAAGTTGCGTACCCCCAAGCAGGAATACCCCAGCCGCCGTTGTTTAGCGCTACGGATGTATTTGGAGAAAGCGTGCCGGAGCCGCCAGTAGAAGCTACGCCCGTGAGAGCGACGGATACCCCTTGGGTTACTGACCCAACATTGCCTGTTGCAGAAACGCCGGTAGGTACAAACCCTATATTAAAAGATACAGAACCAACATTACCTGTACCAGACGCGCTGGTGAGGACAATAGCCCCACCCCAAGCGTTATAGCCCCAAGTGGCGTAGCCCCACGTTCCCGGATTAGGGCTTGATGCGCCCGTTGCACTGAACGGTGCGCCAGATAGTGGCGCAAACCCGAACATGCCCTACCTCACTTTAGGTAGTGGACAGGCGCAGCAACGCGGTAGTCGTGGTATTGGACGGCATAGTCAGTGTGAAGGTTCCAGCCGTGATGGTCTGAGAACCGAAGGTATGCACACTAACTGCCTTGTTGCTCTGCGTCGAGTTGTACAGCAGCACCGTATCAAACGCTGTAGTGAGCGTGACGTTGGTGTAGACAAACGATGCAGAGGGAGTCCAATAAGCCACGCCAGCAGTCGATGAACTGTTGGTCGCTGTAGGCGCGGTAGCGTTGGTCACCGTCACGCCACCAGCCGTGTAGTTCGTACCGGTCACTTCACCAGTAGACGAATATGCTGTGGTAGCTGCATTGATGGTAGCCGAAGCAAGATACAGAGCCGCTTTAAACGTGTCGGCGGCAGTAGTCCCACGGGTAGGGGCCGTGCCGAAGTTATGCGTGGCAGTCAGCAACTCCCCCATGAAAGAGGTGCACATTGATTGGGTATTAGCCATGATTAGTCCTTAAAAAGAAGCTGTTTCCGCGCCCGCATATCCGGGCATTTTCTTCAGCGTTACATGCGCAGACCGGTGAACCAATTCGCCATCCAGCCAGTACTCAGTCCACGTAGTGAACTCATTCTCGTTGTCCACCTCACCAGAACGTCGCTCAAGCAAGGAATCATCCATCTCGCCTTTGGTCGTAGTAACAATCAATTTGAGCTCCTGATAAGTGCGGTGGTGGAAGTATTGGCAGGCATAGTGATTGTAAAGGTAGTGGTCGAGGTTTTGTCTGCCCCGAAGTCAATCACTGCAATGGATTTGTTGCCTTGCGAAGCGTTGTAAACCAAAGCGCACCGGGCCGTGATTGCCGCCGTCCAAGACGTGTTGGCCCAGTTCACATAGGCTGTGTACCCCGAGGAACTGATGGACCCTCCGGTCAGCGTATTGCCACCCGCTGTGTAACCGGTAGCCACCACCTCGTTGGACGTTGTATATACAGTCGTATCCGCGTTCAAGTTGGCATTGCCCGTGTACAGAGCAATCTTGATAGTGTCCGTGGACAGGTCATGGATACCCTGATACAACTCCGTCTTGAAGCTGGTGGTCTGGGTTTGAACAATACTGCTCATGTCACCGCCTGTCTATATTGACCACTGCGGTATGCATCCTGACGCTCCATACCATCACCCAGACGTTTAGCCAGCGCAAGAGCTTCCTTGTACTTGCCGTCATACAACGCGACCAAGTCGGCTTCACCTTTCATAAAGGTGTATGCCTCTACCAGCGAACCATACAACAGCACGGTGTCAAAGTTGTCGCCAAGCCAAGTCGTAGAGGCAGTCACAATGGACTCAGGATAGTAGTAGAAATGAAGTTCTACTGAGTAAGACGCATCGGGCGTAGGCCCAAGGATGAACGATAGCTCGTTGCTGATGGTGGAACCTGAAACGGTTGGGCCAAACAATGCGTAGTACTTGGGCGTTCCGGTGTCCGTCGGCGTAGGGTAGGCTTCACGAATGAAGTTCACATCCTTGTTAAGCAGGAATGTGTACGGGCCCGAGCCGGAGAAAATAGCCATTGAATACGTGGCGAGGTAGTCATCAGGTGCGGACAAGTACTTATTGCCCGAAGTGATGGTCCCCGTCATGTTTTTACGCAACGAGGGGAACTGCACCGAGTTGTAGATGCGCTGTTCCGCTTGCTCGATGAAACGATTAATCTGAGCCGTAGACGAGACCGTAGACGAATCCGCAAGGGTAATCGTCGGAAAGTTATTTTCCGTGTAGGTCTGTATCGCCGCCGAAAGCTCAGAATAGTTCATGCCATCGGGCCTCGTGCCATCACGCCTTTGGTAGCTGCGCCAGTGCCACGGATTTTGATACCAGTTGTCTTGACCTGTTCGTCACCAGCAGATTTGCTGTACTGACCAACGCTGATGTCAGACGTGTCGAGCTTGCTGCGGTTGGGCCCTTTCCCGGGGTTGGGCTCAACGCTCACCGTCTTGCCAGACATGGTGTGAGGCTTGGCATACGCCGAAGCAGGTTTGTTGTTGATAGCCATGATTTACCCCGTTTTTTGGTTGGCTGCACGGGACAGGTTGCGACCAACGCGCATCCGGTCTTCGGAGGTTGGACCGCCTTTTTTCATGCCCTTGGCATGCATACGCGACTCGTGACCCTTGACCATCTTCTTGGCCTCGGTGTCGGCAATGCGTTTAACTGTCTTTGTATCCATCATGGACTCCTATGAAACCGTTACTGTTACTGTGCCAACACTTGTGGTTCCGACCAAGTAATTGGGGGTCAAACCTACGTCTGTACTGCCTGCTCCGCCAACCGGATTCCAGCCCCACTGAATATCTCTACTACCGCCACTATTGTAGCCGTCAGGCATAGGCCCTGCGGTGTAATACGTGGTGTCTCTACGTGGATTGCGTAGTGCTTGGGGGTCATCGACTGGATACATACCAAGTTGCAACTGGGGTTGGTCAGGGTCCCAGCAGCTTTTGCAGACCAACAGGTTGTATGTCTTAGTCTTGATGATTTCGCGTTTCAGCTCGACGAGCTTGAACTGCTGTCCGCATCTGTCACAGATAGCAATTGCCTTCTTGCCGGAAGCGAATCTGTTTGCCATTAAATGTACGTCTGACGCGGCACAAACCGCAGCGCTGCTGTTTCACGGTCTTCGGAGGAGGCCAGCTCCCACGCTTCGTCGTATTGGGCTTTAAGCACGTCCAGCCGCACCATTGCGTTGGGAACCTTGAGCGCCAAGTAGTATGCCAGCCCCGCCACCAAGCAGTTCAAGAAGCGGAAGGGTACGTCCATCGTGTTCACACCGCCGCCAGCATCGTCAATACGGCGCATGCGCCAGTATACAAGGGTGTAGGTCTGGGAGTTGTCCGGTGTAGGCCACACGGTCACGCAGGGAAGGTTCTGTGTGTAAACCGAATCCCCGGCGGTATGGGCTGCTGCGGTAGTCCCGTTCTGTGCCCGTACGCAGTTGTACAGGGTATTCCCTGTGACGTATCCGTAGTAGATGGTTTCTGTGCCAATCAAGATGAATCCCGCAGAAGCTAAGTTGGCTGCGGAGGTCACTGTAAGGGTTGTGTCAGTCGAGGTTATGCTGGCACTCAGCGTAGTGATTGCCGCCGTGGTGGAGCCATCCAACCGCTGAAACCACAACTGAATGGGCCGGGCTTGCTGCAACTTGTTGGGGATGGTGGCGTAGGTCGAAACGCTGATGCGCGTGATGGTCAGGTCTGCTTGCGTTGCCACGCTGCCTTCCCCTGTGCGGATGACATGCTCCAAGAGGTCAACGGTATCAAGCGGCACGGGGTACGTAGGAACGCCGGGAACCAAAGTGATAGAGCCCTGCTCAAACGTCCACATGTTCACACCGCGATTTGCCCAATCAGCAAACAGCAAGTTCAACGAACGCCGCGCTGTCTTTAGGTCGTAGCCGGTGCGCAACTCAGAACCCGTGCGCTCATACGCCTCCTCAACGATTTCCGTCAAGTCAAGGTTGAACGTAGCGCTTCCTGAAGTTGCCATTATTTGCTCCGTGCGGCTCTCATGTTATCCACAAGATTGGGGTAGGGACGGCCCGCAGCTTTTGCTGCTGCCTTTGCTTTGGACTTCTTGCCAGCACTCAGTTTCTTTGGAGCGCCCAATCCTTTGGGACGGGCTTTATCCCACACCTCACCGCCTTCGGCGTACTGCGTGAAGTCGGTGTCATCCCGACGCGCTTTCTTCTTCGCGCCGGGCATTTTGGCTGGGTTAACGGCTCCCATGCCGCGAGAGGACATCACAGGTATTTACCCCGAGTTCTGCCGCGTTGCGCAATACCGTCACCGCGACTTGCACCGCTGGGTTTGGACATTTTGGAGGATGCCAGACCGCCGGAGGCCATCTTCTTAACTGCGCCGCCGCGCTTCATACCATTCCTAGCCGCGTTGCCTTCTTGTCCTGCGCTAAAGATGGTGCGGCTAACTTTGCCGGTCGTGTTATCAATGATGTTCCCGTATTGGTCTTTTGTGTATCTTCCCGTTTGCGCTGCCGGTGTTTTAACTACTGCCGGTGTTGTAGCTACTGCCGGTGTTGTAGCTACTGCCGGTTTTGCTTTTGCTGCTTCTATTGCAGCAAGTTCACCGGCAGATGTTTTTTGGCGTGCAATACGCGCTTGAGCTGCATCATTTGGCATTTGTGCAGGAACTACGCCTGCCCGTTGGTTTCTTTTGTACGCCAAATGGTTCATTGCGCCCGATGCAGGGCGATTATCCGCAGGAACCGTGTCGCTGTACATGATGTCCGAGTTGTACGCCTTGACCACGGGTTTTGGTGCAGTACGCGGCATCACGTAGTCGTCTTCAACAGCCGCGGCAGCGGGGGTAGCAGCTTTGGTAGCGACAGCGGGGGCAGCAACAGACCTAGAAACGGCCGTTTTAACAGCAGGCATAGCCGCATCAGGGCGAATGCCTTCAGCACGGAACGTATCCCGCATCTCCGCATCGGGGCGCATACCTCGGTCGGAACGAAATGTGTCTCGCATCTCAGCATCGGGCCGCATTCCTGCATCGGAACGAAAGTCATCGCGCATCTCCGCATCGGGGCGCATTCCTGCATCGGAACGAAACGTGTCTTCGCCCCCACCTTTTTTGGCGGGGGCGTTCTTTTCGCTGTACTTGTCGTACGCGTACTTGCCCGCGATGCCAAGGGCTGCAAGGGCTGCTAGGTCTCGTGCTTTCATGGATTACTCCTTAGCAGGCCATGCCGCCTTTGTTCATTTTGACTTGGGTAGCTTTGGTCTTGCCTTTGGAAGCAACACCGTCAGCCGCACGGACAAAACCGCCGGTCGCCATCTTCTTCATACCGTCTTTGGCCATGTCCATGCCTTTTTTCATGGTCGGCTTGCCCATTGCGGAAGGAGCAGCGCCCTTTTTCTTAGCCATCATTGCCATAAAACCGGGATTCATTTTGGAAGCCATATCACCACCTTGTTTGAAAGTTTTGCCTTTATCGGCCTTGCTGAAATCTTTGCCCACGGATTGCGGGACTCCTGCTTTCTTGGCGAACGATGGGCTGTGTGCCACCGCTTCCATGAAATTGTGTTGCTTCTTACTCGTGCTTGGCATCGTCGTCTTTCTTTTTCCACTTTATGACTTCGGCAAACGATTTGCCCGTGGCCATCTCGACAATGCGCATCACACCTACGATAGCTCCAATAAGACCAAACACGGGTGAAATCCATTCCAAAAATGCGCCGATGGTTGAAAAAACGGCAGCGACATCAAGGATGTCTTTGACGGTGGTGTGTGTATCGTTCATACAATTCGTCCTTTGGTTTTGCCGCGCTGGGCACAGCCGTCTGCACGGGCGGATACTGAGCCGCCTTTGGCCATTTTGACCGCGCCGCCTTTGGCTTTGCCTCGGGCTTCACGTTTTGTTTGGCTGTCAAGCTCCCTGTCTAAATCCGCTTCTTCCGACTTGGCGTTTGTGTATTTGCGCACCCCGCCACCAATAAAATCTTTTGTTTCTTTTAACGATTTTGCAAGTCTGTCCCCCGTACCAGCAAGCTGCTCCGCGCCAGCACCTATGGGGCCTTTATTTCCGCTGGAACGGCCCCCGAAAACGGTTTCAGCGGGGACAACAAGTGGGGATAGTGCAGCACCCATAGCCGCTTGCTTCAAGCCTTCCGATTTACTTTTTGAAAGGCGTTCTTCTTCACCGGCGGGGCGAATACTGTCGTACTTGCCGGGTTTGCTCATGCGGACGTTTTCTTTTTCCCGATAGTACAAGGGGGAGTCCTTGTCCTCTTCAATGCCCATTTTGCGTTTGTAATCAACCATAGCGTACTCCTAGCAGTTCCACGCTTTCAGCGATTTATTAATACGGGAATTCGGGTCTTTGGCCGTCTTCTCGCTGGTGAGCTTCTTCTTCATGCCAGTCATCCTTGCGCAGAAGGAGTCGCGCCTGCTTCCGCCTTCCGGCTGGGGAGGTTTCAAGTTCATGCCTTGCTTTTTGGCTGATGCGCGCCCCTTGGCGTTCAAGCCACCCTCGGGGTTTTTGCCTTCCTTGCGAGTCCATGCGGGTGATTTAGCCATGATTAGGTGTGCCCTACATCAACATTGTCGGCGATTAAAATCCCACCTGCGTACATACTGCAAGTCAATGGGCCACCAGCACTTGCCTTTACACAGAATTGCATATCAGTCTTTTCTGGGTGCGCGATTGGTGCAGTGAATGGCGTCTCTTGCTTTTGCACAAACACAGTCTGGTGCGTCACGGTGACCAAGCCATTGTTTGCGCCAGCATTGAATTTGTTGTACTCCTGACCAGTCATGTAAGCGCTTGAAGTAAATCCAATCGCGGCATCGTACTGGGTGTAAGACAAGTAGAAGGTGTAGCCAGCAGGCACGGTGTAAATCGACATCTGGGTCTGACCGACGCCAGCATTGATTTTGGCGTACACGGTCGAACTGATGGACGCAGTGATGTTGCCGGTGTTCGTGCTGTTGAGCATGGACATGCCGTTGATTCGCAAGAACGAATTCGTGGTGGTCACATTGCTTGTGCCGTTCAGCGCAATTGTCTCGGTCAACGGCACAAAACCCGCGCCTAAGCCGTTAATCACAACAAAGCGTGCTGTGTTGTCTGATGCTGAGTCACTCACCAATACCAAAGGGGCGGCTGATGATGGGTACACATACAAGCCACCGGATTGGGTTTGTCCTTCCCACATTGGGCCTGTTGCAGTATTGGCGATTGCGGCGCTATAGCCAAAAATCTCAATTCCTTCATGGTACGCAATCTGCCCCCGCGCAACCTGCAAGTCAAAAGGTTCGTATTTGCCGCGCTGGGTAACGGATGAGGGTTTGCCAGTAGTAGTGGCCATAATCAATCTCCTGTAAGACGGGGGCCGAAGCCCCCGAGACTAATTACTGCTGGTTAGCAGGGGGCGACTGGTTGCCGCTGGAGTCTTTGACTGCGTACTGCACGGTAATCTGTGCGGCACCGCCGCTGGCTGTACCTGCGCAAGCATAGATGACTTGCAGGATAAGGTCAGTCGTACCTACGTTCAGGATGGTAGCCATGTTCGTGCCCGACAGAGTGGTAGTTGCACGCCCGATAGCCAGAGGAGTCGTAGTAGCGCCGCCAACGGTTGCCAAAGCAGTACCGCCCGAGGTTTGGATGGTGATGGTGTTACCAGTAGTACCCGAAAACGCCGTGGTGATGTCGCAGAAGATGTTGGTAATCTGTGCGCCTGCGGGGATGACTGCGAAGGTAGTAGCAGTCGTGGTGTTAACCGTCATCGTGCCCGTTTGGGTGACTTGGGTAGTACCAGTGTTTTGGATGGTTCCGGCGGTAGTGCCAGTGGTATTTTTAACCGTGCCAAGCAGCCACGGGCCAAGGTGTGTTGCGAATCCCATGATGAGTCCTTACATACAAGTTAGGTACACTGGTCGGTATGTCGTCTGCCGGGGCAGTCCAATGCACCGGAAATCCCGGATGGCTGCAATATACACCATTTTTAAGACGCGTCAACCCCATGCCGTACAAAGACCCGGAAGTTCGTAAAGCCAAGCACAAACAGTACTCGGCTACCCACTACCAAAAAAACAAAGCGGTTGTACAAATATCTTCAAAAAAATCCAGAAAGCAAAGTAAGTTGGAGTGGTTTGAGTTTAAAAAAAGTTTGAACTGCACACACTGCGGATTTGCCCATCCGGCGGTGATTGATTTTCATCACGTAGGGGTCAAAAAGTATTCGGTCAACGAGCTGATAACTAGGGGTCGGTACAAGCGGGCTTACGAAGAAGTGAAGCAGTGCATACCCCTTTGTGCCAACTGCCACCGCATACACCACCACAACGAACAAGAAGCAAAAAGGGGGCCGAAGCCCCCTGTAGAACCTACCACGGGTTAAGCCGCTTCGAGTTCTTCTTCAGCTTCCTCTTCCTCTTCAACGTCGCCCCAGTCGGCTTCGTCGTCTTCTACCAAAAGCCACTCATGGTTTTCTTCATCAAGCCAGTACCATGCATCGTACTCTTCGTCGTACCAGCAGTAGCACTGTGCATCGTCATCAAAAACGTAGTCTTCGCCGTCGGTGAAACAATCGGCAAACGCTTCAAACTCATCGTCTTCGTCTTCCACTTCTTCGATGTCGGTGTTACCCATCATCTGTGCAGTTTGCAAAAACTTCAAAATGGACTCAGTAGAGTACTCAAAAAGGCCGCCATCGGCCAGCTCAACAGATACAGTAAACAGCATTTTTAACTCCAAAAAATAGTTGCAGCACGGCGCTGCAAGCCATCCTACCACTGTCCACATGACACTTTTTAGACGTAAAAAAGGCCCCCGAAGGGGCCTTCTCCGCAGGGTTAAACCCTAGCTTAGGACGAACCGGGAGAACCAAAGATTCCCAGCGGGTCAGACCAGCCGAACGAATAACGCTCGCGGGCCTTGTAACGCACGTTGCCGGTGTCGAAGTCGCCGTCCATCGAGGTAGCCATAGGCGTACGAACGAAGTGCTTCAGACCGTTAGGCACGTCAGTGGTCAGATACCAACCGTTAGCGTCTGTCAAGAAGTGGTTGACAGTGTAGCCTTCAGGAATCGAACCATTGTTCTTCAGTGCGTTGATGTCGTTGTCGGTAGTGCCAACACGCAGGCTGGTTTCCAACAGACGGGTAGCAACGAACATCAGAGATGGGGGAACAATCAGCTTGCGGGGCTTGGCTGCAATCAGCAGGCCCTTCTCATCCGTCCAAGCGGCGATTTGGATAACGGCGGCTTCCAAAGAAGTCTCGTTCAAATCAGCTTGGGTCGCTGGGGTGTTACTGTTGGTGCCGCCACCGGTCAAGGGGTGAGCAGAGCTGAACAAAGATACGCCATCACCACCGGTATAACCAGAAGAGAAACCGTTGTTCAAAACAGCGGCGGCTTTCACTTGTTTGGTGTAAGCCATAGCGCGGGCCAAGGCTTTGGTGTAGCGAGTCGACAACGAGTCGTACAAGTTATCTTCCATAGCCTCTTCGGTGATGGAGAAGCCTTGAGCAATGGTCTCGTGGTTGTAACGAGCAGTCCATGCTTCCTGTGCGTTGTCATAAGCGATGGCGGAACCTTCGTTTTTGACTGGTGCAGCAGAGAAGCCAGACAGCTTGGTTTCTTCTTCGAACGAACGCTCAGAAGTCTCTGTATCATAGATTTCTTTGTGTTGTTCACCATAGCGAGCATACTCAAGTCCGAACAAAGCGTTCAGTCCAGGTAACAGCTCTTTTAATAGTTGTGCGCGTGAGATAGCCATTTATGTGCTCCTATTAGGCTGCAGTAGCTACACCAGTAGCGCTGTAGTAAGTGTGAATACCAAAGTTAAATTTAACAATAACTTCAGTATAAGAACCCGATGCATTGGTTGTTTCTGGAATTACGTCAACAATACGAATTGGCAGTGTTGATGTGCTAGCTGTAGTTGCAGAAACAGATGCTAAAGAGTCACCTGTGGTTGTGCTACCAGTAGTCAAAATTAAAGCTGTATTTAGACCAACTGCTGCGCGTGTTACGCCAGACATTGTTGATGTACCAGCAGC